TTCATAGGATTATTATTTCGCAACTGAGGTACAATGCCCCGAAGTAAAATGCTACCAATTAAGTAAAGCGCCGCAAATTGAACAACGTTTGAAACAATAGTACCCAGTTCAATCGGTTCGGGTAAATACAAAACATCGTAATTTATGTGATGTTTATCCAAGTTGTACAACAGACCCGACACGAGAGATGGTATCGTCTTCGTAACATGGAAATTTGAAATATCATAACTACCAATATTATGCATTTTATCAATTGAAACAATCCCATTTATATGTTCATTTTGAGTAAGAAGTGCAACCCCCTCAACTTGATTATTTTGAATACTTGCTTGAAAATCATTATAGCTTTGAGCAACTCCATATTTTGATGCTTCGTCATAAATATGTTTTGTCAAATCTGCCGGCGACTGACCACTCTGCTCTCCGATTGAAAATTTGTTAATCACGTCTGTACGCGCAATCTTCAATCCGGTTGCGCGCCTTTTTATATGACAGGATGGTGTATTGAAACCACTCACACACAACAATAAGTTTGTACAAATAAAAAAACGATTCATTATTATCGCGTATTCTATAAATAATAGTCAGACCATATCTTTAAACTTTTTTCGCTTTTAATTCATCCACAACTTCCCTGACCACGTCACCCCAATCTCCCAAGCGTTTTTGCCGAAATAGTTTCACATTTGGATACCAATTGGTTGTTTTCTCGCTTCGGGTCCATCTCCATTCACAGCCAACTGTCAACAGGGCGTAAGTATTAATATTTAAATTCGCGGACAAGTGTATTATAGATGTATCTGTCGAAATAACACCATCTATATGCCTCATTATACAAAGCGTGTCTATATATGTTCCGTGCGAGTCTAAAATATTTCCAAAATAACATACATTATCATATTCGTCTAACAATTCGTTTTCTTCTGTTGTCAGATCTTTTGTTACAATGATCCAGTTTATATTTTTCATTTGAAACAAAGAGCGTGCATGTTTTAATTCCATTTTTCTGTTTTTTAACTCTTGCACATTATTATTACTACCCTTCCAATTAAAAATGTAACACTTTTTGTCTTTTTTTTCACATGATATTTTCCATAATATTTGTCTACATAACAAAGAAGGGTCCAACGTTATTGTTTCAAATAGCGGTGTAAACGGCAATGTGTCATATTCATACCCCAAGTATTTTATCAAGCATATCACATTACAATGGTAATCAAAACGCACATTTTCATCACTATACTCTTTGATAGTAACCGACTTATTCTTTTCAAATGTTTTTTGGTATATCCACGAGGTTCTTTTGTCGCTGATAAAAATGATGTCATTGTTTGGAAATCTTTCAAGAACAATGGGAATGAACCTGGCATACATAAACCCATCGCCTATTCCTCCACCGTTATACAAAAGTAAGGTTTTTCTTGTATCTCCCTCTTTGAAAAAAGACATATTATCGTGTTTCACCATTTTCCCATTTAATTCTTTATTTCTTTCGGCGAGATTCAATTGATTCAAATAATCATAACTCTCATTGTATTTATTTTGCGACAAACAAGATAGCGCGTAATTTTCTTTACAGAAATGTTTTTGTTCTTTACTTATATTTAGAATATCTATATTTTTCGTAATCTCGGTAATCTTTTCATAATAGGGAAATTCAACATTGAAAATGGAGCAAATATTGTTGTACGAAAATAACAAATCAATATAAAATTCGTCATATTCCTCGTAATTTTTGTATATTGTCATTAATGATTTTAGAACTTTCATAGATTCTTTATATTCGCCCTTTGTGTACAGGATTTTCCCGCGTTCTAATTGTTCGTATTCACGTTTGATGTTACAGTCGTATATTTTTTCTTCTGTAATGAGCGAATTATATTTCTCATTGATTTTTCTCTTTATTTTGTAGCGCAAATCATTGGTTGTGTGTATTAATTCCGCGCATTTAATATATTCAGAATCATATTCCTTTTTAGCGCTTTTTTCCCGGATTTTATCTTCTAGATCCCACAATTTCAAATTGGTATCATGTAGGATATCGAACAATTTGTCTTTTGTCTTTGTTTGAGGGTTGTCATTTTCAATCAATCTCAATTCGGTTTGAATATTAAACAGCGCCTCTTGATTTGTCGCTTTTCTCTGTTTAATATTCAAAATTGTCACCTTGTCTATTATTTCTCCAAAACTACAACTTATTTTACAATTCATTTGATGATTTACATTGTATTTTTTGTTGTATTTAAATATTCATATTTTTATTGATTATATTTTACAAGAATTAACAAAAATTGAAATGGATTTTCAGATATGTAGAAATTGAGATTGCATACCATGGACGAAAAAATGAAGATAAACTCCAAAAAACAAACAATCATTGTCAAACGAAAGAAACGCAAAAAATCGCCAACAAAAGAACAGATCCTCGACAGAATCGAAAAACAACATAAGAAGAATATGTCCATGACGATGACAACGCGGCAACCTTTGGAACTCTCTCTCTAATCGTTAACAATTTCAGAGCATTGTAATTATTTAAATTCAACCACATTATCAGGCAACACACCACAGTCTATCTCATTCAAGTCAACATTTACTTTCCAATGCAACTCAAGAGGAACATCTTGTGAAAGCGGCGATTTTGACGTCCAACGTTCCTTTCTAAATGTATCGTATAATTTTTTTATACGATACTTTATACCCCCTTTATTCCGAGGAGGCGCGTGTTTTACAGCCCATTCAAATTGTAGCGCTTCAATCTTGTTGCGAAACCCACAAACAAGACAAATATGTGTCCAACCAGGACCTTTGCTGATTGTGTATTTTGCACCACCTTTAATTTCACCATTATGCTGGCGCAATCGGCGCTCATAATATGGAGACACACCGGCATAAGTATAACCGCGATTCTCTATGATATAAAAAAAACACGGAACAGTCGGCTCTTGTGTCATTGTAAATAATGACTATAATTATATTCGCAGAAAACAACACAAGTGGGTGAGAGAGACAGACCCAAAGAAAAAACGTTCCTAATGCTACAATACTATATCAGAACCACTTCAACACAGCGCTCGCCTCGCGCCCCTCGTGCGCAGCGCACCCGGATTACACACAAGGCAGGTCATCTTCTTGTGAGTTGTGTAAGAGGCGTAAAGATCTTCTCCAGGTTTGATGTCTCGCGTCGCCTTGAGGTTGAAAGTACCACCGTGCCCTTTCGAGAACCGAAGGTTTTTGTGTTGCTGGCAGGACCAGTTGGCGATCGCCATAGGTCCCCGACCCGTTCCCGTGGGCGCGTTAGATGAGGTCCTCACCTGATAACCGGGCTGCATCTCGGTCAGATCGCAGAGACCTGGGGCAGAGCGTTTAGGAGTAAAGGCACGATGTGAGGGTACGACGCTGGGAGGCGAGCAACAGCATGGTTTAGTGGAGAGGGAGTGAAGTTACTCACCCTCAAGCACTGTCTCTTCTTTTTCAAATTCAACATTCGCTTTGAAACCGAAGCCGATGGGGTTCTGGTGCGTCAGAGAGACCTTTTGCTCAGCTATAAGGCGAAGCCACATCCGCAGCACCGTCCAGGACTGAAAACGCTTACTCTTGTACACAGTGGAATCGACGAAGAAGCATCGGTTAACACCGGTCAGAGTCCGGTGCGCGACATGCTCGTGTGCCCATGCTTTTAACTCTTCGTCCGTACTTTCGGGGGGTGGGCGCCGCGCCTAGTGATTGGGGTGGGGGTGCCATGGTGGATGTCGTGATGGGTGGGTGGTGACCGCCGCCGGCGCCAAAGAATATGGGAGTGGCTGCCATGGTGGCTGGTGGTTCTGCACTGAATCGGTGCGAACTACACACCTCGGCGACATTTTTCGGCATGATTGTCGCCCGCTTGGAGAACGAGTAGTGCAAACCTCTGAATGTCTCCTGCGCCTCGTCGAGCTGATGCGGGGTGAGATCAAGCTGAGCGGCGAGTCTTATACCCGCGGCGTCGGCGAGGATTTGCGGCGCCGGAGCCGATGATGACTTGCGGCGACCATCCATTGATTTAGGAGGGCGACCTGAGGTAATGGCATGGTGTCGTGGCGGTTTCCGCAATGCGTGGTTGACAATTGATAATTTTGTCATCATCCTTACCTCGACGCGGACCCGGATCGTCACTGTCTGCTCGTTTGCGTTTCTGACTCATGGTGTTTTCTTTTGCTTGGACACCGACCGCGGGATCGCGAGAGCCACCATGAGTTGTGAGGAATAATTCTCGAGAAGTCGTTTTTTTGCTATAAAGAGGAAAACCCGCCCGTCATCCTGCAACATGTGGAAGGTGACCAACAATGCTGGGGACGAGGAGGTGACGTTTTTCACGACGCAGAAGGGTGCCATTCGATTCGCCCAGAAGTTAGCCACACAGTACAACAAATTCCTGATTCACGAAACATGGTTCAGGGTTGAAGAAGACGCCGGCGTCTGGATGCAGCCCTTTGCCGGAGAACAGTGGGCTCGGGTCGTCTACAAGAGTAGTTCGCAGGCATTCGCGGATTGGCAAGCGAACCGGTCTTCAAGCCAGGTAACTATGATTGTGTCGACCCAACCGCCACACATGCAGCGGCGACCACCGCGGCTACCAACTACCACCAGCCATCGCTGCCGCCGCCACTCGACCACCCCCACCACCGCGACCACCCACCACCACCGCAACCACCCATGACCACCACCACCGCAACCACCCATGACCACCACCACCGCAACCACCCATGACCACCACCACCGCGACCACCCATGACCACCACCGCCGCGACCACCCATGACCACCACCACCGCAACCACCCATGACCACCACCGCCGCGACCACCCACCACCGCCACCACTCATGACCACCCACCACCGCCGGTGATCACCAAATACCATAGGTCATCGCGAACCACTAGCAGCTGACGCATCACCAACCACCATCCCATGCGACGCCGACCACAATTTTATGCGACGAATATCACTACCAACCACCACCGACAATACCACACCCTAGGATGAGAGCATCGCCGCGCGGGTCAAGGCGTTTCACGCACGCAGGAATGCTGATTCAGCGTGATGAGGCTGCGATTGTCTGCGTAGACGAAGAAGCGCGCCGCAAGAAGTGAGAGCCCGGGCGGCGGATGCTAGAAAACCGGGTGTGCCGCGGCTTTAGAGGTCTCGACACGGCATAACCGTAAAAAGAACGCAGTTTTCTAGAGGCATATTTTTCGTAAATTCGCTGCGCGCAGTAGGAGAGAGGAGAGAGATAAAAAGTGCGCAAAAATACAGCTGCCGGTTCTATATATCGCACAGTAATATTCACATTTGTCCACGGTGCTTATTCGAGGCTGCCTTGATGTGCGTGGATGTGTAATATTGTTTGGTGTGCTCAATATTAGTCAGGAATCTCACAATTCTCGGATGGTGATGGTAATACCCGGGTGCGACAACCGAAGCGTATCCAGTGCCGCATCGCTGATATTCTCACCGAACACCCCGTTGGTGGCGGAAAAGGAGGTGAGGTGAGGAAACGCCTTTGCAATCGCGTTGACGACCTTGTCGTTGGTGGGTACGGTGCTCATGTCGAAGGCGATGAGGTTCGGGTTCGTCACGGCGAGTGCGTTGATTGCAGGCACGATGTCATCTGCGTTCTCCACTTCTGCTTGTTCCGACCAATCCGGATCGACAGGCACTCCGCAGAGCGTGATTGATTCGAGATTAGGAGATAGATTACCAATATCAGTGACAATTTCAGCAATCAGCTTTGTGTTGCTCTCACAGTATTCAAATATTTCATGACACGAGTCTTCATCCTTCAATATGTAAGGCCAATCGTTGCGTTCAATCGTTTTGACATCGAATTTGGTGAGTATTTCTTCCTTCCAGTTGCTGTGTCCTTGTGGCATATCCTCTGGATCGCAGAAATACGCCCAGTCGTTGCAATTCACTCCACTGTGGATAAGGGTAAGGATGTAACCTTTCACAAACTTCTTCGCCAATGTCTCTGGAGCAGGACGCAGCCAGTCCATTCGCGGTAAGAGTAAAGATTTGAACCGCAACTTTCGAACGATCTTTGCGTTTTGAATGATTTTCTGAAGGATTTTCCACTTTGCCTTGGAGATGTGTGGTGTAAAAGTCAATTACAAATGATAGTGAAAAAGTGAAGTGAAAACGTGTTTTGTATGGCAACGCACCTCGTGACTCTCGAGCTGTGTCTTTGCTTCGTTCTCGAAGATGGTGTTCCAAGCATTCGATACGAGTCCACCTGGGGTGTATTCGTAATCATACATCACGTCGTCTTCGTAGACGTCTCCGTCATCCTCGCGTCCGACCAACAATGCGAGAGTCCGCATCACACGAGGCTGCCCAATTGCGTAGCACCGTAGTTCCAACAGACGGAGCTCCTCCGGAGTCTGAGCGTCCGTCCGCCATCGGCAACGCTGCCCCATGATGGACATCTCAGTATCGTCAATCACCGCCATATTTATGTGACATAATGTCATTGTACCACCGCCATATTTATCCTTTCGGAGCATTCGGAAATTATTATCGCACCCCTCCCTCGCGTCGCGCGCAACATTGCCGCCGAGCTCGAGCACCTCTGCCACGAGGTACTCCAGTGCGGACACCATGTAAACAAGCGATAACGCGTCAAAGCGCATCGGTGTAAAGACCTCGGCACCCGGTGCTTTGAAGCGAACCGCGTTCAGATACACTGAGATCAGTTCCTGCGAGAACACGAGCTTCGGGTCATCGCCGGCGCTGGATCTCGTAATTGTCCTTAATGCGTTCCTCTTGGCGTGCTATAAAAAGGAGAGAACATATGGTGAGATTGAACGCAATGAAAAACTATTTACCGAGCCATACATACACATCTCACCTCGACGAGGTCGCCCTCAAATACATCACGCACTGCGGACTGCACATCCTTCGCGGTGACGGTGGTGACAAACAAAAAAGAAAGTGGATGCACTGAATCATCATACGGGTATGGAGTCAAGTCCACGTGTCCGCCCACCGCCAGGTTCTTGACCAGAGCTTCGCACGTGAGGCGCACTATCTGCTTAAGTGTATACATGGCGTCCTCCGATAACATCATGTCCGGATGTACTTGACCGAGAACTCCGATAATGCCACCATCCATCGCCTCTAGTAGTGCTGGCGGCGGAAACTCCACCTCTGCGAAGTATCCCACCCAACCATGGCGGTTCGGACGCGTAACGGCGGTCGGTGGTGGTGGTGATGTCTTGATGCGTGCGTGAAACGCTTTGACGCGCGCGGCGATGCTCTCCTCTTCGGCGGATGGCTTCTCGTGCGCGAGGTAGTCAACCCAGCCGCGGCTGTTTGGCTGGACGACAGAGCAGGATAACGAAGCCATGGTGGTAAAATCGTGGCAGTGCACAACGCGGCGAGGAAGGTTGAGGTTCTCAGTGTTTTTTTGACGTTTGCGATCTTTATGTGTCGCGTGGTCGGCTCTCGTCGGACTTTCGTCACCGAGTCTTCAACTTACAACACGTAGTTGCCATGGCGTCGGCGACTGATAAAAAAGCGGCACTGAACGCGCTGAACCAAGCGCTCTCGACCAGCACTGATGCGCCCAAGAACATGCTCTCGTCGGTGGCGGTGCAGCTCGGCGGCGAGAACCATCCTTACGGGTTTGAGCGGTCCGATGCCGAGTACGTCTTGCTCATGGCAACGAGTGCCGCCGGTATCGCCACCGACGCCGCTAAATTCGGGCTTCGCTGCTGGGATGATAACGGTCGCCAGATCGTCAAGGAGGAGCTCGCCGCCCGGGTCTTCGCGACTCACAAGAAGACCATGCGCGACCCGGGGTGGTTTGAGCCATCTATCTTCGGGTCCAACGCCGGCGAATACTGGAAGCCCAAGATCATCAGCCTCATCAAGGGTATCCTGATCCTCCTCACCATGTTCGGCGTCAACTATGGACGTGCCTACTACGCTCGCGTATGGAACTGCCACTGGCCGACAATCACCAACTTTGGTGGCATTCTCGACACGCCGTTCTGCGCTGGACTCAAGTGGGTCGACACCATGTGGAATGGTATGCAGCAGAGCTTCGTCTATGGTGGCGCCGCCGCCGTCGCCTACGCTATCCCCACCATGCTCGGATGGCGTCCCGAGACGCGCCAGATCCATGGCTAAATGCCGGCGGGTATGCCATGACAAGCCGCTTTGGTATCGCCGCGGCGCAATCAGTATGTACAACCACCATATTACAGCGAAAAGACACGGGGAGAGGAGATGGGGAAATCGCATAATCGATACCATTTGGTATTCCATTTTCGAATAAAACCATTCAATTTGCCTTCTAGATGAGGCACACCAACAAGTAAAAACCCGCGCGCAGTTTCTAAAGTCAATGTTGTATTAAGAGACTTCACAATCAAGGGTCATTTCTTCTCATTTGCAAGAGGATGTCGACCCCGTTCAGGGCGTGCGATACCATTAGCTGCGCGTCTGGGGTGTTATCCAACCACTCCCTTTCCACACCGCTTTTATTTTCATACCATTCGGTGACCGCGTCTTCAAAGTAGCTTACAAATGGCGAGAGCTCATCGGGTCGTTCCAGCCCATCAGGTTGTTCCAGCTCATCGGGTCGCTCCAGTTCATCGGGTCGCTCCAGTTCATCAGGTTGCTCCATTGCGTTGATATTGCTCAGACCCTGGTCGCCGAGTTCATGTTCCGAACGCATTTGCTCTTCGCCGCGCGATTGTGCCGCAAGTCCAACTTCGAGTAAAGTAAGCCCTTCATCAGAGAGGGACCGTCGGAGGTCCTGATAAACGTGGCGGGAAGGTGGGGTAAGACATGCACACCGGTGTAAATAATAGGGGGTCTTACATGTTCAGTATAAATCTCATCCAGGTATTGCCCGTTGCTGTCTCGCTGACTTTGTGTGCATCGGCGGTACGGTCCTTGACGAGGTCCAATACCAGCAATGATTTCGTTCATCTCGACAGAGTTCCACGAGGTCGTCGGTGTCATGGAGGGAGGCGAAACCACTTCGGGGTGCGTCTGAGGTTGAGTGCGACGGACATACTCACCAAGTGTTTTATCCCACTCTGTGTGTTTTGGAGGACGTCCGCGACCAGGACCACGTCTAATACGAATCGTTTTCTTCGACACCTCGCGAGAGTTCAACGAGGAGGACGCCGCCATGGGGGATGGCGGAGGCAGTTGCCGGGGGGGCGGGGGGGCAATACGACGCACATACTCACCAAGGGATTCATCCCACTCTGTGTCTTTTGGAGGGCGTCCTCGTCCAGGACCGCGGTGAGACGACGCCATGGCTTCGCGCGCGCAAAAACCCCGACGATCCGGCTCGCACTGACTCGTTCTTGTTCAGCGGCTCAGCGGCAAGAGAAGTGCGTGAGAGCTGACAATCACCATGGAGTTTGACGACGAAGGAGATGGTGGCAAGTACCACAGGAACTTCAGACATCGCGCCTACCCGGTCATGCAGTGGAACCAGAAGGACCTCACACTCCTCACCGACACCGCTGATGGATACGAGGCATCGGTCGAGCGTGCCGTGATGGTTGCGAAAACCATCAAAGAGTTCAATGGAAACAATGGACCAGGTGTCTGCGTCTTTGAGGAGGTTCGCACGGGCGGTGGCGGGAAGCGGGCAGTTGAGTTCATCGTGAATTACCTCAACAAAAACTCTGGTGACGACTCGTGGCGTTACAAGCTCTCTGGTGAGGTGAACCCGCAGGGGCGGCGGCGCGAACTCTATGCCGTCATTTGGCGCGAAGAATTGATGGGCGACTTGCATGCCGACCCGGCGGAGAACGGGCACCGCATCATGACCGATGGCTTCTACCCGAAACATGGTCGCCGCACCACGCCGAGCGAGACTGGTGGACTTTCTGCTGCTCCCGCATCCGGCGCCGCCGAAGAGAAGGACCCGAACTCCGACGACCCGCCGAAGTTCGCTGGCACCACCATCCAGTTCGCCGGCGCCACCATTGAGCTCGGCACGGTCCAAGAGTCATGGACGACACTTGACGGCAATGGAGACGTAAACCTCTACTTCGACCGGACGCCAGTCCTCTTCTCGTTCTCGCCACCGACATCAAAGTTTGACATCCACATCGTCGCCTGCCATGCCGCCACCGGTGGCGAGTTTAAAACGCCATATCAGAACATGATCGAGGCAGCGTTCGTCCAGAGCATCTGCACCCAAGCCGTCGAGCAAGGCAAGTACGTCGTGCTGCTGGGCGACTTCAACACCGACGAGGAATACAACCAGACGGCGCGCATGTGGGACGCCGATGTGCCGTTCACTGTGCAGCTCGAGAACGACCTCTTCGCCACCACCAAGCAAGCGTTCTTGGAGCAGTTCTACCGAGGCGTGCCGAGCGGGTTACCTACCAACTTGTTCCCGTTCTTGGCGGGCGGCGGCGCCACGCCCAAGCACAACGACGATATCTGGCTCCCCGACGTCGACGATAAGGTCCGACACATCACGTTGAAGGAGGGGAAACTCGACACCGGCGTGCACAAAGGCGTTGTTCATAAGATCCCCAACTACGTGCTCATCGCATGGGACAAGAAGACCCGCGCCTACTTCGACGGCATCGGCAACACCAAGTTCAAGAGCGCCAGCAAGCACACCCTCAACCGCCTGCTTTCCATGACGTGGAGCGACCACCGCCCGATTACGGTCATCATCTCGCCCACCACGGACTATGTGAAGTGTTACGATATTGATTTTGACCTTGAAATCGAGGGCGACGAGGAAGAAGACACGGAGAAATACACGCTCTCCGACGCCGAACTCGTCACGCAGCAGACTCTTATGGAGATGAACGCTGCTGGCGACCTTCCCGCCGCCGCCGACACGGAGACCACCACCAAGAGCCGTAATGAAACGGTAAAGAAGGAGGTAACCGAGACTCAAACGAAGAAGCAGACGGCGCTTACGGAGTTTTTCCCGTAGAGCAATACAGCATAGCAAATAGCCGACATTGTTGCGACTCTTCTTTTATTCGCCATCTCAATGACGCGCGCGAAAATGGAGAACTTCATAAACAACACCATGATGCGGTATTTGTGAAATGAACTATATGACAGTGGTATTGTGAGTCAACCACCCCGTGTCGTGTATTTGTCGAACACATTTCTAAGTGAAATCTATACCACCCCGCCACACATCACGCAATAATATATTCGCCTGAAACACCCCGCCAATTGCACAAGGCTCACCCATCGACCCAGCCGTCACCGCTCCACACCTTTCCCTTCGGCGGGCGCCCGCGAGGCTTTTTCGTGGCGGAGTCAGTGACGGGGGTCTTCACCGGAGACTCAACCACCCACCCGTCACCACCCCACACCTTTCCCTTCGGCGGACGCCCACGAGGTTTCTTCGTGGCGGAATCAGTGACGGATGACTTCGCCGGAGACTCAACCACCCACCCGTCACCACCCCACACCTTTCCCTTCGGCGGACGCCCGCGAGGCTTCTTCTTGGGAGACTCAGTGTCCAACTCCAACTTCTTCGCATGACAATCGTCGACCCAGAAGCCATTGACCAATCTCTTTCCCTTTGCCGACCTCTCGCGAGATCTCTTCACATTCGAATTGGAGTTCGACTGGTGGGGTGGTGGCGGCGGTGGCGGCGGTGGGGGGATTGTGATGTTGGTGCGTAACGGCGGTGTGTAGTTTCGGATAGCGCATTACATGTTTCTTCTCCTTGTCATCATCATTGTCCTCGAGTGCCTTCTCGTCCTCCACCATGGCATCCTTCGCATCAACTTCATCAGCTTCCTCAGACACTGTCTCCTTCTTATCGGCGGTGGGGGGTGTGGTGGTGGTGGGGACGTAACGGCGGTGTGCGGTTTCGGATGGCGGATTACCTGTTTCTTCTCCTTGTCCTCATCATTGTCCTCCTCCATGTCCTCGGATGCCTTCTCCTCCTTCACCATGACACTCTCATCCGCTTCCTCGGATGCCTTCTCCTTTTTAACGGCACTCCTCAACTTAGGCATCGTGGGCGGCGAGCGAGACAAAGACGTCGGCAGAGACTTTATTGTCGCGAAAAAGCCCGGCACACGTAGTTTCGACACTCACCCAGCGCCGCCGCCGCACCATGACTTCGTTATCCTCTTCTGTCGTCCAGCCATCCACTGTCTACGCAACGGACGTCCATGACGAGCGGTCTACGGAGCTCATCATGAGGGAGGGCGAGCAGGAGCCATCGCCGTCCGACCCGTCCGCATGGCTGGCGTGGGTTCTGACTTTACCGTCACTCACCGACGCACATTGCGCCAAAGTGTGCGATGTATTGGACGAGGTGTCGGACGGGGGCATTGCCGACATGGTCACCGTTGAGAACTCCGAACAGTTGTTCGTCTATGTTGGCAACGATCTCGAACCATTGGGACGAGATGGGTGCGATCAATCGTCTCGACCTGTTTTCAGCCATGTCGGCAAAGTATTATAATATTATGATATAATACACCATGCAACAAAAGAAAAAGAGGAAACTAACAAAAAGAAAACTTGAACGAAAAAAAATAAAGATGGTATCAAATCCTGTATCGTCCGACAAAAGAAAGACACGTAAACGACAGCTCCGAGGTGGGGGTGGGGGGAACGTGAACAGTGAGGATTACGAATTCCCCTCGGGGAACAATACGTTTCGGAGTGCGAATGCGAATGTGAGGGCGAATGTGAAGGTGAAGGTGGCGAAGGATGATAATAGTGGAGACAATAGTGGTGGAGACAATAACAATCCCTTCAACGTTAAGGAACGAAAATCGGCGACCCATGACCCAGACGCTTTCGATAATAAAACATTCAATCGGCGGCGGGTCATCGGCGGAATGGTGGTGGTTTCTCTCGGCGCTCTCGGTGCTCTCGCTGCAGTAGTAGCCCAGTAAAGATACTAATTATCAGGTGGAAAGAGAGTCAAAAACAACAACAAAACAAAATCCAGAAAAGTAAAAGTAGTAAAAAAGAAGAAGACAAGAAACATTAAACATAAGAAAACAGAAAAAAGATAGTAATAGAAGACGCTCTATCTTTTAGTTACCCCGATATCCATTCAAATACAAGGGCAAATATGTCTAAATGCATGGACGATTGCTTGTCCGGTCAATTGCTGATTTATTTCTTTTCACGGTGAACGTTGTGCGTTGTGATGGTATGTGCTATAACAATAAAAATGTAATGAATATATGAACCGACACGTACAAATACAATATATACCGCGTCCTATATTTTGCGAATCAACCATAGAAACTCCTCGTTTTTCTCCTTTTGGTCCTTGCGTTTATAGTTCCCCATCCCTTTCAGACGATTATATGTTTTGTGTTCAATTGGTATTTTACGAACATGTCCAAATTGTTGAAGGCTGATATCAAGTTCATTTATAGGAATGATACCACAACTGTTGTATGAGAGTAATATATATTTTGATCTAGTGTTTGAAATGAGTTGTAATAGAGTCTGTTTTGCATTTGTGAAACTATTATACTGTGATTTTATCCAATTTTTTGGCTGCCCTCGGTTTGTATCCGGAATGTCAGCATACAAGTCCCAGTTGTTTATGATATCCAACATGAAGTAATATACACTATACGCATGCTTATTGTAAGGTGGGTCGTAATAAACTAAATCTAATTCTGGTAATTCTGTTGCCCATTTGTTTGTATCCATTTTTGTTATATTTACATCGCACTTTTTATCACAGAATATAGGCGTTTCTATGTTAATATTTTTTGTAATTCGCGATAAACAATACTGTTTTTTCCCGCCAAACGAGCCAATACCTTGCTCATCTTTGAAATATGCTGAAAACTGTCCATTGGTATTATTGTTTACTGAAGATGCTACTAACAGTGGCGCGAGGATAAATGGTTGAATCCTCTCAGGCAACGTGTCGATATAATTTCGCACAACATCAATCCGCCGTCCATTTTCATGTGTATAATACGCTCGTTCACCTGGTTCAATCTTGTCGCTTTTCGGCGACCAATGCTTTGATATCCACGACCTTCCACAGTTTTTCTCCGTAGCAATTATATTTGCTTCTTGGATTTTATTTTTAATTTCCTCTTGCAACTCTTCGGAAGGTGACGCCAAATAACACTTATTCAACGTTTCCGAATAACCGGATATGTCATTTACATATAGAGAGTGTGAATGTATTTTTAAAAGACGAGATACAATACCTGACCCAGAGAAGCCGTCACCCGTCGAAATTTCTTGAACCCCCAATTCTTCTTTGACAATGGCGATTGCGTCATCAATGTGCTTTATGATTTTTCGCTTATTCCCCATGTACGTGATTATTTGGGTTCTCAAATACGGGTCGCTCTTCTGGTGACACTTTTTCCTTATTTCCGCCTTGTCCAAAATACTTGCCGCGTCTAGAAGACTTTGAATGCCGCCAAAATATTCTGATTTTTGCATGACAAGCTTATTTTTTTCGCTGAGATTTTTGAGTGGTTTTGTTTCTCATGGGCGTTTTCACAAAATCCATTTCAATTTTTTCTGGGTGAGATATTTTGTCAGACAGATGCTGTTTTTTGACGTTATTTGTATTTCGCAATTGGGATATCGTAAAAAGAAAATGTGGAAAATTAGGAAAATTATTTAAAAAATAAAACAAAGTCAGCTTCTACATAAACATCTAAAACCAATCAATCTCCCCCGTATCATGATTGTAGTCTCCAATCTCCTCTTCCGTTTCTGCATCAAAGAGCGCGTCGCTCTCGTCATCGATGAGGTATTTTTTCCCTTTGATAATGATCTCGGACACTTGCAGCTCCACCACATACTTGTCGTCGTCCTCTTCTGAAGCATCTTGAGGTTCTTCGGGAGGTTCTTCGGAAAGTTCTTCGGAAAGTTCTTCGGTCTTCTTCTCTTCTACTTCAGGTTTCGTTTTCACAATCGGTTCTTTGGTGGGAACGCTTGGCTCTTTGACAGAAGCTTCCTTGGCTGCCTGGGCAAGAAGTTTTGCGATTATGTCTTCACCATCAGGATCGCTGCTCAGGCTAATGATTTTGCGATTGCGCTTCGGACGCCCTCGCTTTTTGTAGGTCTCGATAAATTGTTCCTCCGGTATTTTCCATCCTAATTGAGAGGCTGCTAATTCGGCCTCTTCACGAGTGATATTTTTTTTTTTCATGACTAATGCGTAGTTTGTCGCCTTCGGGTGAGGAAGTGAAGAAACCTCGCCATTTATAGGGACGCCATTATTTTTCTCGGCGTGTTTTGTACAAGTTTTGCAGTAAGGACCATCTTTTGCTTTGAGCAAAGGACATTGTGTGTATAATCCATAATTTTTGCGAACAGCTTGACACCAGTTTTCTTGAATCACTCCGCAGAACGGAAGAATTGTCTTGGGGTGTCTTTGCTCCTCAGGTTTCTTCGGCGGAACATTCCTTGACTCCTGAAACCGTTTGACTTGTTCGTAGGCCTCGTCGTTGTCAAACTTGTATTGTTGAGAGAGGAAATGGACTACTTTTTGAATGTCGTCCATGATGCGAGTTGATAAATTTATTCCTGTAATTCTCGATGTTTATTTCATATCACAGAAAATGAGAAAACCATTTCAATTTTTTTTGGGTGAATTTTATCGCCATAAATCAATATTTCGAATATTTTATTTTATTTTATTTTATTTTATTTTATTTTATTTTATTTTATTTTCCGTATTTATTTTTTCATTCTTCCCCTCCATAATATAAAAAAAAACACGGAACAACTTGCTCTTGTTCTACCTAATTATATTCGCATAAAACAACACAAAATACCTAATAGATTGTTTCATTATTTTAGTCCACTAACCAACAAACACAATTTAATTTGAGCATATGTTATATTATTGTTTACAATGTCCTTTATCGGTTTCAAATAATTAAATCCTACCTTTTTAATCGCATCATTAATTTCGGCTTCAAACTCTTTTGTGAGCCCAAAGTAATCTGTATCGATGGCTACATCATCGTAATTTTCAAATATATAAATCATATGGTCTTCAATTGTGCGCAACTTTCTCCCCGTTAATTCTGAGATTTCGTTCATTGTTTTTCCCTCTTTGTAATGCTTGTACGTAATATCTTTTGTTCCAGAAGAACCCTTATCGGACGATTTATTTTTAGAAATTACATTGATTTCATTGATAAATTCTGTCCCGTATTTCATAATGAACTCATCTGATATTCCATCAACTTTCCACAATTGACTCACGTCTTTTGGTTTGCTATTGCATATATTCATCAAGACACGATCGTTGATGAATATAGTTGGAATAATTCCGTGTCTTTCAGAAATAGCTGTTCTTATCTCATGAACACGTTTTGCGTAAGAAGACTGCTTTGATTTAATTGGTACAACAACATCTGGTTTAATCCTGGCTGTTATGGGCAACATTTTCGTTATATCTTTATTTCCAACACATATGACGAAATAATTACCTTTAGAATTGCGCACTAGTATGTTTTTTGCGATTAAAATTTCCAATAATTCCTTAATAGACACCTTAGTCATTGACTTAAATATCTCGCCCCCACCAGTTTTTATCAGCGCCACCGTTTTTTCCATCCCATATGTAAATCCTTTACTAAAATGATGCTCTTTAATAATTTTCACAATTGTCTTTGTTTCCTCAGTAATATCCACATGTGCTAGATTATTCCCATTTGAGCAATTGTCGCACATATTACATTTTGGAATATTGATAATGTCTTCTTCTGTTGGATAATCACCGGTCTTAAAGTAGTAATCTATGATTCGCTGCCGACAAATGTTGTTTTCTTCAAGAAATTTACGAAATATATTCATACCATTGGTTTTTAATGAAATTTGTTTCGGGTCTTCTGATTGGTTAATAAGGAACATTGTTGTTGAGAAATCCTTTCTATCGTAATATAACGTTGCCTTACTGGGAAGACCATCGCGTCCGGCACGCCCGATTTCCTGATAGTATGTTTCAATATCGCTGGGAACTCCATAATTAATGACGTGGCGAATGTCAGACTTGTCAATTCCCATACCAAATGATATTGTTGCGACAATAACCATAATATCGTCCGATGTAAAACGGTCGTGACTATTTTCCTTGTCGGTCTTCAACATTCCTCCATGATAGCATGCGCACAATACCCCCTTTGATATAAGCTTTTCACACAGACTCTCGCACACCTTCCTTGTTTGGACATATACAATAGTTGGTTCTTTGAATTCACACAGATCAAAATCCCGCTTGGGGTATATATTTATTTCCAGATTTGTTCTACGCGTTCCTAGCACATACTCCCCGACCTCGTCTAAATTGAGCATATCGTAAATGTCGTTCACGACTCGTGGAGTTGCGGTCGCTGTTACGGCTAGCATGGGAATATCTGGGAAAGTATTCTTGATAATACCTAGTTTTAGATAGCTTTCGCGAAAATCATGACTCCACTGAGAGACACAATGAGCCTCATCAATTGCAAAAAGACCAATTATATCTTTAATCTTTTCGAATCTTGCTATACCCCTCTCTATAAACTCGGGCGTCGTGTATATAATTTTATAGTTCTTGTATTCTCCAATGTTGACAGACGACTCAGAATTTAAGCATACGCTCTTGATATTTTTAGAGTTCAGATAATTACATTGGTCATTCATTAGAGAAATCAAAGGTGATACCACAACAGTCAGTTTATCAGTGTATGTTGCTGGAAATTGATACAAAAGAGACTTACCACCGCCAGTAGGCAAAATTGCAAATGTATTTTCACCATTTAGTAAATCATTAATAATGTCTTTTTGGTATCCACGAAACTCATTGAATCCGTAAGTAGATTTCAAATGTTGCTCCATGACTTATGTATGCTATGCTACACACCAATGATTTATCAGATTAAATCAATTTTATCTTTATTATTTTTCAAGACTACCGAAGAATATTCCGAACTTTTTATTTTTATTTTTTTGGATTTTTACAGAATTGGTTCAGCCCTTCTCCCCCCCCCTCAATATTTTTTATTTTTTATTTTTGTTATCCAAAAAAGTAGTAAAAGTAGTAAATTATGCTGTAAAAAGTAGTAAAAAAGTAGTAAATGGTTAGTACTGTAAACGTAAGAGGAAATGACGCTTACTACTTTTTTACTACTTTTTACTACCTTTTACTACTTTTCTACACTAATTTTTTTCATTTTATTTTAAATATGATATAAATCATCTTATCATTTATGATGTGTTATATAGTTGAAATAATATAAAAATTTTGTTATCCAAATGTTATCCAAATGTTATCCATAGTTATCCAAATGTTATCCATAGTTATCCAAATGTTATCCAAAATTCCACAGATCAATATTTCGAACTTTTTATTTTTATTTTTTTGGATTTTTACAGAATTTGTTCAGCCCTTCTCCCCCCCCCTCAATATAACTTTTTTGTTAGCCATAGAATTATAAGAAAGTTATATTTTATGTAGCGAATTGTTATATAAAAGTTATATTTATTTTACACTATAAAAGTAAGAGAAAAACACAATATAACTTTTTATAAGAAATATAAGAAAAAGTTATATTTTTCTTATATAGAAATATAATATAAATATATAAATCATTTCATATACAATGAAAAAATATCACTGTAAATGCTGTAGTTTTTCATCACATATAAGGACACATTATGATAATCATTTGAAGACAAAAAAGCATCAAAAATTAGCCGAAATTAGCCCAAAATTAGCCAAAATTAGCCCAAAATTAGCCAAAATTAGCCCAACTTCAGAAAAAGATATCAAAACATATGAATGTAAATATTGCGACAAAATTTTCAAGCATCAATCATCTTTGTGTAAACACATCAAATATACCTGTAAGAAAAATGCCGATGAAGATTTCCAAGAACTTGCTCGCCTATTGAACGAAAAGGATAAACAACTCACATTAAAAGATGAGCAAATGAACAAGCAACTCATATTGAAAGACAATCAAATGGACAAGCAACTTGCATTAAGAGATAGAAAAATGGAAATGATGCAGAAACAAATAGACAAATTGACAAATAAACTTCAAATTCAGAATGTTAATCAGGGTATTATTCAAAATGGCAACAATATTATCAATATTCAGGTATTGAATCATCAAGATACGGATTACAGTCATCTTACTCCGAAAGATTATATCAGTTGCATACACGACTGCAACAAGTGCGTAAAGTCACTTATTGAAAAGGTACATTTTAATACCAACAAGCCAGAGAATATGAATATTTACCTGTCGAATATCAAAGGCAAATACTTGATGATCTACAAAGACAATGCGTGGCAAATTCAAGACAAAAAGGCACAAGTAGATGATCTATATGATAATAATGAGTTTGTATTGGAAGCATGGTATGATGAATACAAAGAGAAATACCCGGATATTATTGCCTCATTCCAAAGGTATTTACAAAATCGCGACGGAGATGAGATGCTGAATAATATCAAAGAAGAAATTCTTGTTATGTTATACAATAAGCGGAAAATGATTGCGATTGAAGGAATTCCAAAAATTCCATAGATCAATATTTCGAACTTTTTATTTTTATTTTTTTGGATTTTTTGAGAATTGTATTATCCCTTCTCCCCCCCCCCTCAATATAACTTTTTTTTTTAGCCATAAAATATAAGAAAAGTTATATTTATGTAGCGAAATGTTATATATAAGTTATATTTATTTTACACTATAAAAGTAAGTAATATATTGCGATATAACATTTCTTATAAAAAATATAACATTTCTTATATTTTTATAAAGAAAATATAACTTAAATATATAAACAATTTTATATATAATGAAAAATTATTACTGTGAATGCTGTAATTTTACGTCTCATATCAAGACCCATTACGGAAAACACTTGAAGACAAAAAAGCATCAAATGTTATCCGAAAGTCACCATTTAGTCACCCCAAAGTCACCAATTAGTCACCATTTAGTCACCCCAAAGTCACCATTTTCTCCACCACAATCATCCACAACTTCAGGAAAATTTCAATGTAAGTATTGTAACAAGTGTTTTAAATTTAAACAAGGAATGTACAGGCACATCAAATATACCTGTAAGAAAAATAAAGACGAAGATTTCCAAGAACTTGCTCGCCTATTAAATGAAAAGGACAAACAAATCGTATTGAAAGACGAGCAAATGGACAATCAACTCGCATTGAGAGACAAAAAAATGGAAATGATGCAGAAACAAATAGACAAGTTGACAAGTAAACTTCAAATTCAGAATGTGAATCAAGGTATTATTCAAAATGGCAACAATACTATTAACATTCAGGTATTGAATCATCCAGATACAGATTACAGTCATCTTACTCCGAAAGACTATATTACGTGTATAAAAGACTGCAATAAGTGTGTAAAATCGCTCATAGAAAAGGTTCATTTCAACACCAATAAACCTGAAAATATGAATATTTATTTATCGAACATCAAAGGTAAATACCTGATGATTTACAAAGACAACGCGTGGCAGATTCAAGATAAAAAGGCACAAGTGGACGAGCTTTATGATAATAATGAGTTTGTGTTGGAAACATGGTATGATGAATATAAAGAGAAACATCCGGATATTATCGCGTCGTTTCAAAGGTATTTACAAAACCGCGATGAAAATGAAATGCTGAATAATATCAAAGAAGAAATTCTTGTGATGTTATACAATAAGCGGAAAATGATTGCGATTGAGGGTTCAGAAAAGGCAACTTAAAGAGTGAAAATTGGAGATGAAGCAATTTTGATTTAGTTGACACACATCGAGTAAAGTAATCTGTTTTGGAAATAAACCAAGGCTAAAGTGAATACATTGCTGAACAATAGCGGGTAATCGGCTTTTTTCTTGGATTTTAAAATAATGAGGACAACGCCAATCATTGACATTACTAAAACAACAAACATAATGACAGACATCAAATAAAAGAATTTACAATATTCCTTGCTGAGTGGCGAGAAAAAGAGTTCGTTGATTTTATCCATTATATAGTATTAAAATAAATAATAATTTCCTAAGGGTTGTTTCAAAGTTTTGTATTTGTAAAAAATTGAATATTAACTTTATCGGATTATTGAGTCAATCATCTTAAATATAACAACAATGTGCTCTTCTGGTAAACCAATTGAAGAACTTGAAGATTTGTTCAAACACGATGAAATGAATACCATCACAAATATTGACGAGCAAAATATCGAGAATTACATGACATCTCTATGTACTCTTGTGAAAGTTCATATTGAAAAGGAAACCGAAACTGAAAACACACGGATGGTCGTCAGTAAATTGAAAAGGAAATTCCCCAACTATCTTCAGAAATGTACAAATAAACATCAATGTCAATACAAGAAGACGACGTTGCTATTTTACTACAAAAAGTTTGTCTTGTTGGAGAAGATAAAGGAAGACAAATTTCTAGAATTAATGTTGATGAAATCGCCTAGTCGCGACATTTCTGGAATCAATCAAATCACCATTTTGACATCTCCGCACCCAGATGAGCAGGATTTTAGCTGCAAACATGATTGTTATTATTGCCCTAATGAACCAGCACACGAAGGGAACAACTGGACCCCCCAACCACGCAGCTATTTGTATAGCGAGCCCGCCGTTTTACGTGCAAATCGCAATAAATTTGAAGCAGACCTACAAACATTTGACCGTTTAAAATCGCTTTTGATTTGTGGGCATAAATGTGATAAATTGGAATTTATTTTAGAGGGCGGTACATTTACCGAATATCCAAAACCATATTTGTATAAATATTTTCGCGATTTCATTTACACTTGTAATAACTTTTATGAAATTATCAAATATGGGTTTGATTCGCCGCAATTGGTAGCACGCAAAACGTTGGAAGAAGAAATCACAATCAATAAATATACGCGGTGTAAAATTATTGGGATTTGTATTGAGACGAGACCGGATGCGATTTTGTTGAACGACGAAGATGGAATTCCTTGGATCAAAACACTGCTTAACTGGGGTGTGACCCGGCTACAACTAGGCGTTCAACATATTGACAACCAGATATTGAAAAAAATAAATCGCGGACATAATATTGAAAAAGTGATTGAAGCAATTGAAATATGTAAAAACAATTGTTTCAAAATTGACATACATATTATGCCCGATTTGCCCGGCAGTAGTCCCGAAATCGACAAGGCAATGTTTGACGAGTTATACAAGTCCCCGAATTTTCAACCCGACCAAATGAAGATCTATCCTTGTGAGGTTGTTCCTTGGACGATTATTGAAAAGTGGTATAAATCTGGAAAATACACGCCTTATGGAGAAGACAAAGAACTCATTCAAGACGTGCTTTCATACTCTATGACAAATTGCCCCCCTTGGATTCGACTGCCGCGGGTTATGCGAGATATTCCTGACCAGTATATTTCAGCAGGATTGAAATGTGGAAACATGCGGCAGAATATTGAAGGAGAAAAGGGGTTTATCGGAAGGGACATTCGGTCGCGTGAAATTGGTCGCCATCCTCAATATATGCTCAAAGATGCCAAGCTATTTGTGCGAAAATACAAAGCATCTAATGGAACCGAATACTTTATTAGTTTTGAAAGCAAAGACAATATTGCGCTGTTTGGATTTTGTCGTCTTCGCATCAATGATCAGAAACGAAACGCGCACTCGGTGTATGAGGCAACACTTTATAATATGGGACTGATTCGCGAACTTCATGTTTATGGTTCATTGGTTGGGGTAAATCAACTAAACCAAACGAACGTGCAGGGTATCCAACACAGCGGGATTGGGAAAAAATTACTTCAAAAAGCAGAACAAATTAGCATGTTTTATCATCTCAAGCGTGGTGTGGTTGTCATATCAGGAATTGGTGTACGAAGTTATTACGAAAAACACGGTTACTTCCTTCGTAATAACTATATGGTTAAATATTTCATTTCATACAATCTTTGTATGATCATTATTGGAATTATTCTAGGACTAATTTACGACATTCTAGTCGCACTCATAACCATATACTTTGCAACAAAAAGGTAATGTATATGTCCCCTTGAATTTTGTACAATTTTGTTCATGACAAAACCCCGGGATAGCGTTAAAAGTATTAGCCACTCTTTGTGTAGTATTAGCTTCAACACATCCATTTTTATTTTTATGTTTTATGAATTTAAAGTATGTTGTATAATTCCCTTTGCTATTGAACGCTAATAAAAAATACAACAATTTAGTAAAAAACATTTATATTTCATTGTTATGTTTTGTGTTTATTTCGTTTTTTAACTTTTTTTACAACCGACCATTTTTATAACGTTTTGAAAATTTGAGACTAAATCTGTTGTCGATGAATTATACCAACAAGGGGCCCATGCATGAATGAATGCTTGAATGCTCGCGATCAAAAGATTTCCGGAAAAATACATGGATAAACAAAAGTGTTCAAAATAATTCATACAGACTTTTTTTAGATGCTTGTTTGAATTAACATAAATCGTCCAAACCATTATTATATTACTGTGGTGTTATCTTTATTTGCGTTTTCAACTTTCGTTTTTAAATGTTCTTGATTCTATTTCTTCTATATTCATAGTATTAACTTCATCATGACTTAACTTGTTATAATAAAATGCGTATGGTTTACTACCACGCGGATTAAACTTTACAAATTTAAGCTTTCCTTCTAAAAGCATCTTTTTTAGAACAGTTGGAAAATAACAATTGTTAAAACTCTCAGTTTGTTTGTTTTGTTTGTTACTACCTGTGTAAACAAAGTCTGCTGTTTCTAACATATCAACTACATTCTTCTCATAGAGTTCGTCCAAACATTGAATATGAATTTTGATTTGTTCATTACGATTATTGATACGTTCATTTACTTGTTTTTTTCTCAATTCGTCCAATTCTTTTTCTTCGTTATTTTTGAAGATTTTTTCGTTTTCAACAATATGATTCATCATATCACTCCCTCCAAAAAATGATTTAATGTCCATTTTACACTTGTGTTGCTGTGTGACTTGAAAATTAATTTCAATTTTTTCCAAAATCCTAGACAACCTTACGAGGGGGAACAGCACCACTCGAACGAACTCGTTTCATCGCATTTTTCACATCATTGGTAGGATTGCTGTTGAAACTGAGCGGCGATGAGTAAGATTTTTTTCCAACTGCTTGAGCCTTCTTTTTCAACATGTACAAAGAATTGTCTTG